AATATTCTGGGGTCCTCATTCAGCATCTCAACCCGAAACCTACTTGTCTTATAATATATGTACAAAATGTGGCGATTTTGTTAATCCAAAGACAAAAGCACGCAACAAACACCCAATAATGAGGTATCCTTGGAAAAGACAACGTTGTAACAACGAGATTTCCCCATTTTCAAAAGTAACATGTAAAGAAGAAAGTTATCATTTTACTTATTTACTATGAAGAAGATTCAAGTTAATATGAAATACGTATTTGTAATTGTAATATTTTTTTAGTTTTGAAATAAATTCCAAAAAAAATATATAAATTTTACATAATACAAGAATAAAATATATACTTACTAAAATCATCCGCATTGACATGTTACCTTTTTTGAAAAATTTCCATTAAATCTTCTGTGTTTGAACAATCTTTCCCAATTTGCTACATTATAATGCTTAAGATTTTCAAAACGGGTTCCAGGATTAATAAAGTCACGACATTTTAAACAAACCTCTGTCTTTATACGTGTATCCACCCATACCCGATGCATACCATAAAAGCTTTTGGGTATGCTTTTATTATAGAAAAACATTACTTTTTTATTTGAACGAAGACTAGAATCGGTGCTCGAAAGTTCTTCATAATCTGTATAAGATTGATTTATTAACTGATTCAATAATGCGGTCTTTTTTTCTTTCTGTTTTTCAAAAAAATTAGCAAAGACATAATCATTTATAATGTATATTACATCAAGTGGGAGTGGAAGAAGAATAATTGAAAGTTGCTTATCTAGACAAGTCATATTAATTTATTATTTTATAAAACGAAAAAAGAAAACATTTCAATTTTTTTGCAAAACATTTCAATTTTTTTGCAAAACATATAAAAAATAGATTTAAAATTTTTATTTTATTTATATTATCAGGATGATGTTTGACAATATATTTTTGATTTCTAGATATGTCTTCTCTGTTTTTGGGTTTTCGATATTAACATCTTATACAATATGTTCTTTTACAAAGACACCATTTTTTAATCCAAAATCTTCATCAACCGAAATAATCTCTACTCTTCGAGACTCGGCTATAAATCTTTCTATACTTGGTTCTCAAATTATAGGTTCTGCAGTTTTTTATCATAATTATTTAGATATCGAATCGCATTCTTTAACTAAAACAATTTTCAATATTATTCGATATTTTTTATGGATAGAGCTTTTTTATTATGGGTATCATAGAATTTTACACACGCCCTTGCTGTATCCTCTTGTACATTCTCAACACCATAAAAACCGAGATGTATATCCAATAGATACAATAAATTTAAGTTGGATTGATTCTACGGGAATGCTTATAACGCTAATTTCTCCAATATGGCTTGCTAAAGTAAATTTATTGGAGTATAATATAATTATGTATGTTTACTTGACGGGAGCCTTTTTAACCCATTCGCGTCTTCTTGTTAATAGACATACAATTCACCATGAAAAATATAAATGTAATTATTGTTTTTTGTTTCCGGTTTTCGACTATGTATTTGGAACCCTGGAAATATAAAAAATTGATTTCGTTTTATTTTTTGATTAGATAGTTAAACAATTAAATCAAAATGAGAGAAAGCATACTAAAGTTACCCGAAGAAATCGAAAACGAAATAAGAGAATATACTCTTACAAGGTCTATCCGGTTGAGGATACTACTAGATAAATATCCATTAGATCAAATGAAAAGTTTCTTCAGTGGTTTTACAAAGGACCAATTAGATAGAGTATATAGATATGGTTGTGTTTCAAAAGTTTTGAATTGGAATAATTATGGATATTACATGTATACATCAAAACCTATAGTTAGTGAATTATTAAAAAATGTAATGAGGCATATTTTACCTTTTACTTATGAATGTTCGCCTGTGAGTGATTTCAATAGTTACTGGGAAACACAAGATAAGAAAAGACAGCCATCAAAACCAGAATATATTCGCAGAATCAAAAATTTCTGTACTTTTGCGCTTACATTTTCACTAGACACACGAAACAAAAAATTTATTGACTTTTGTGAAAAGTTGGTGAGTGATCTGGTGGTGGGGTGTTTGATTATGCATAAAAATAAGTAAATTTGTTTATAATAAGAATTTTGTTTATTTGTATTTTTTAATTTTTTCAGATAATATTTTAGAAGAGAAAGATTTTGTCTGTAGTTAAAAGCCCCTAGAAAATTTACCAATAAAATGGAAATTTTAAATCTACAAACATTTAAATATAGGTTAGTATATAATGAGCCAGAATAGTGTTGAAATCACATTAGATTCCGAAGGTTATGATCCTATAAATTTAGAACGTATGCCCATAAGTGAATGGATAAATTTAGATTCGGACTCTAATATAGTTTTACTTTTCAGAAAAGAAATTTATTTAATAAACGCATCTCTTGCGGATGGGGTATTATCCAGAAACGTACACGTTGAATGTGGTAAAGATAACGAACCATTATTAGATAAAAATACAAAAACTGGAGAAGATCTTTATGGGGTTTATTATAATCTTAGTGACATCGGTATTCCTGATTTGATGTGTGAAAAAGATAATTGGGAAGAAATAATAATGGGTGATACTGATTCTAAATTTTTTATAATTGAAGAAGACAAAAATTATCCAACTATTAGAACTACAAAAATAAATTCAAATAATTGCAAAGGTAGTAGATCTTTTACTGTTGGTGTTATTTCAAAAATAGAAATCCCGTCAACGGGTGGAATGAGAAAAAAAAAGAGTAGAAGAAATAATAAAATAAAGAGAAAAAGTAAAAAGAATAGAAAAAGTATCAGGCGAAGACAATCTAGAAATTAATTAATTCTTCGTCTCTTGAAACAACAACAATAATAAAAAAAACTTCTTTTTTTAGGCTTTCTTTCTAGTACTTCTAGTAATGAAAGAACATGATCATTTGAATCCCCGAATGTGTCATAATTTTTCATACTTATTTATTATTTGTTATTTAATATTTAAATGCCAAACTCAGGAATAGTGAAAATGTCTCCATTTTTTACATATTTTGCTATAATCGCGGGATTTTGCTTGTTGATAACAATGTCTTCTGCCTGATAAACATTTCCAAACTTGTCAATATAGTAAATTATACCTTGAATGTCTTGCGCCCAAACCTCGACTTTTTGTGTTGCGGGTTTAGTATCTTCTTGAGTATCCATAACCCCATGAGGGGTTCCTTTCATATGCGTTCCACAAAACTCACCTCCTTCTTTCTTTCTCCTAGTACATTGCTCATTGCTTGCTCGCTTTGCGCAACATCTATCAAAGAATGGAACTACATTCTTTACACGCTTTCTTTTCTGAAAATCGTCTTTCTGTAGTGAAAGGCGTTCATAATCAAAGATAAATTGCAAAAGTTGATTATTTTCGTTGCTTGTTGTAAGACCCAATTGCGTTGCTTTTTCCCGAACGCTGTCCTTGAACTCTCCAATATATGTTTCGATCTTTTTATTGAGTCTTCTTTCCATGTTTAAGTTATAATTACTATAATAAAATTATCTTTATTTCAATTTTATTATATATTGTAAAAAGACTTAAACCGATGCTTTGCAACCATATTTATACTTTTTCTAATGTTGAGGGGCTAGACTCTTCTGCCGCAGCTGAAGAGCTAGACTCTGTCGTTGTTGATAATTTAAGTTTAACCAACTCTTTTACTTTTTTAAAAGCTTCATATATAAGTTTGGCGTATTGGGATTTGCTATCGCTTTTATTTAATTCATAGTTGATAATATGATTCCATCGATAATCAAGATTTTTTATATACTTATCCTGCTGCAATTTAAGCCAAGTACAAGGACTCGAGTAGTTCTCAAAGCGCTCAAACAAATTATTTTTATCATCACTATCGAGTTTCTGGAAAATACATTTTTCATCTAAATCGTATACAAAATACATTGTACCAAATTCATGCTCTTCATCTACAGGTTTGGCCAACGTGAATTCAGGTAACACTCCCATCAACTTTTTTAATAATATATATCCCTGGGCCTCTCGTGTTTTATACGTCACGTCGCTTTTACCTTCCACCCACATCTCGCTAGTTCGACGATTCCACCTGTGCAAATTTAAAATGCCATTAGCTGTTGCATTTCCTACATCCGAAATTCCACTAAGAAAACCTTTATATAACTGAAAAACTACAAATATTTTATCTCCCATAGAAAATATAAAACATTGTGCTATTTTTCCGAATGTACCCTTTATTGAAATTACTGGTTGTAAATTTTCAACTTCCGTGCAGCACTCGAGAGATCGACATATCTGCCTCTCCTTCTCCTTCTCCTTCTCTTGTCCCGTCTCGATGTACCCGCCTATACGTTTACTTCTTTTACTAGTTTTGCTCCTTCTTTGTTTAGCGCCTTTTATAGTTTTGCGTTTATGTGTTTTGCGTCGACTAACACGTTTTGGCATATATATATATATTTGCTAAATATTTTTTAAAATAAAAATGTTTGGATAGTACATATTATTATTGCTTCAAATTCATAAATAATATTTAAACGAGATTTCATGCGCAAAAGATTAGTTAACGGACTTCTTTTTACGTTTTCCTTTTTCCTGAATTGTTAGAGAAACTTCACCAGAAGTGTTATCTTTATCTTCTTTTGCCATCATTTCATTTTCGCTTGGTTTTTTTTTCAAAAAACTATTTATTTTAGAGTATGCAGGGCTCTCTTTTTTACGCGATATTTTCTCTTTTTTCATTTTTTTTATATTAGCAGATGATTCTAGAGATTCATCATCGGAAAAATCAGAATCTGGTATAGATGCGGCTTCATTTTCGTTACCATCTAAAGTCAAATCATTCTCAATTTCTTTTCTCATTATTAATAATTTTTTTCCCATTAAAGTTAAATTTTTCAGGTGCATTTTATGGAAAAAAGTCATATAGTCTAAAAACATTCTTATTTTATCTCTTACTATGGAATAGTTATAGTCAAAAGTAAATACAAAGTTATCAATATTAAGTCCCATCTTTTTCTTAGTCAAATATTCTTTCAGTTCACTTTCTTTAGTATGTAAATTTGCATACAAACACTTGAATAGATCTATAATATTATCGTGAATTGTCAAAACAAAACATAATCCATATTCTTTTTTAGGATCAACAGCATCATATATAGGAAGTTCTGTTTCATTAATCGCTTTGGCAACATTTACTAAGTGCGGATCGGAATATTTTTCAAAAATGTATTCACACATTGTTTTGCAAAACTTATAATATTCACAATAAATTCGATTATTTATTACTTTGAAAAAAGTTTTGTTTTCATCAAGCTCTCTTTCTAAAAGAGCTATTTGAAATCGAAATGAGTCTAAGCTAAATACATATAGTTTTTCTTTATTTTTTTCTATTAGTTCAATATAATAACTTGTAATATTTGAAAGCTTTACGTCAATTTTTTCAAAAACAGAGGTTATTTTCTGAATTGAATCAACTATCTTTACAAAGCTATTTTTCAAATTATTAATCTCTTCTTCCATTTTAAATTTATACATTATGCAAATTTAATTATTTTTAAAAAAAAATTTATCATGATATTTTAAATGTCTGATTTTAACGCAAAAAATGAAGACTCTACAAATACATCTGAAAATACATTATTTCAAGAAACAAAATGGACAATAGATCACGAGAAAATTTTTATCGAGTGGGGCGATAAAGCTATGTGTTATCGCTGGCTTCACGCAAGGTCTCACGACTGGTTTTCTTTTATGAATGGACTCTACACGATTCCTGTTATTGTCATATCTACTCTTACTGGAACTGCAAATTTTGCCCAAACACGAGTTCCTGTCGACTATCAAAACTATTACGCGATGGCTGTTGGAGGCCTTAATATTATCGCCGGAATTATTTCCACCATTCAACAATTTTTAAAAATAACACAGCTTAATGAAGCTCACCGAGTTAGCAGTATAGTTTGGGATAAATTTTATAGAAATATTAAAATAGAGCTTGCAAAACATCCTGATGAGAGAATCCACGTTTTTCAAATGATTAAAATGTGCAAAGAAGAATTTGACAGATTAATGGAAACAAGCCCTTCAATACCGGAGTACGTTGTTATTGAATTTAAAAAGACATTTAAAGATGTTTTAAGTACAAGTGACACAAGTAAGATAATAGTTCAACCTGAAATATGTGATAAATTAATACCAACAAGAGAAAGTATTAATCAATGGAATGATGCAACAAAAATGTTGATAGAAATCGATAATAATGATAAAAAAACTAAAGATAATGAAACTTCAAAATTGAAAACTCTTGAAGAAAATAAAAAATTACTTCAAGATTGGATTGGTCTATTTTTTGTACATAATAAAAGACGACCAACTGACGAAGAAATCTTAGACCAATTGAAAGAAAAGATCGAATTAAATATTCTTAAAAGCATAATTCAAGACAATAAAAAAGATTTTTCAAATAATGTATAAATTTAGATAGACGAGTAAGAATTTGGCAAAATAATAATTGTTAACATGAGCAAAGCATAAAAAAATAAATATGTTGAGTAAACACGAATCTCTATATTATAAAAATTGAAGATCTGAATTATAGCATAAAAAAATATTATAGAAAATCCAATTATTGTTACAGTTCTTGCCGTTGACATATTATATTTATTAAAGAAATAAATATAATTATTTATTTTATGTAATAGTTTTTATTTTCATTCCATGAATCTCCTAATGTTCTATTGTCAATATGATGAAAAGATAAAGCTGTTTGTTGATCATAATCTTTTGTAACCCACATGGGAGCATTTTCTATAATTCTGCCGTCATCTAATTCTAATTTTCCAATATAAACACTTTGATGACTAAGCACCCATTTACCATCATGATCAGAAACTCTCATTGTTTGTCTCTCTGTTAAATTATCAAAGTCTTTTAGTATCTCTAGTTTATAAAGAGAATCGTCAATATCGTCTGCTGGTTGATTTAATAAAACTTTGCACTTTCCCAAAAATAAAGCAAATCTAACTATAGCCCCGGTTTCCTTATTACACCAGCCTCCTTTCTCTATAGATCTTTCGTATGTCGTAAAATAATAATAAGGACCAACAATACCATCATTTTCTGATTTTCCCACTCCAAAAATTGCCGTAAATTTCACTTTACTGATGCAAGTTCCATTATAGCATACTATCGGAGTTTCAATTTCTTCTTCGTTTTCATCAAACAATAAAGAAAATTTTCCGTTGTTCCTGAAAAAGTTAAAAACATTTTTATGTATTTCAAAATTGCAAACTTTTTGATAATTAATTATTTCATCCATTAATACTAACCACATTTTATCAGATCTATAAAGTTCTTGCACTTGAAAATCAAAATGGCTTAGATCATAAAATATGTAAACATCTTTTCCTAGAGAAATATGACCAGTGTACTTATATTCTTGCTTTTTTTCATAAGAATCCATGACTTCGTCTAGTTTTGAAATGCATTCATCTAAAATATTTTCAGTTCCCTGGTAAGAAAAGCAAGGAAATGCTAGAAAGTCTCCGAACATGCTGTTTGGTAGTTTATTCAGTATAAATTGTAAAAATGGAAGTTTTCCTGTTTGATTTACATGAAATGCGCAAATAAAGACATTAGAGTTATTATCGACGACGGGATCTTCTTTTATTAAAAAATCTAAAGCTTTGTATTTATAAAATGTTTTATTCCGGTACATTTTTGGAGTATAACTTTCAGAAATGTTGTCATCGCTATTAATATAATTATAAAATTCGCTATTTTCATTTTCATCAACATCATAATCATTTTCAATATTTTCGCTGTTTTCACTTAAAGCTGAATTAAAACTAGATAAAACATTTTTAATGTTGCTCTTATTAACACTACTAGGAAACATTTACTCTATTTCATGAATAATTATTTGTCAATTTTACGCTTAATAGTTTCTTTTATCTTTTCTTCTCGGCTATCAAGAACATGTTTTGTAAGATCTTCCGCCATTTTTGGGTCATTTTTATAGTAATTTTGAAGGGTTGTCAAAAGAGTTTTTCCACTAATAGGTTTTTTAATTGTATTTTTCTTGTAAATTAAAGCACCTCCATTAATGTCAAAGCACTCAATTTCATTTTTTTTCATTACATTCATCAAAGAGTCTGTAAGTTGCTTTTTCTTCATATTTTTATCTTTGACTTCAGCTTTTAATTTTAATATCTCATTATCTATTTTAATCCACTCTTTCACACTCATAACTAATTCATCTTTTGTTTCCATACTTTTCTATAATAATAAATTAATTCTAAACTATTATTATTCATATTTATTTATCATTCTTTTTGATATGTCTTGTGCAAAACTCTCCTTCCTTAATTTTGCACCCACAAATCTGGCCCTTTCTGGGACCATTTTTTAGAATTTGTTTACAGCCATTTTCAGAAAATATGATACTATTCTCGTTTGTTGATACATTTTTAACAAGCTTTTTCTGTTCTTTTTCTTCTTTTACCTTTTGCTTTGCAGCATCTTTCTCTTTTTGTTTATCTTCTTTCACTTTTTGTTTTTCTTCCATCTTTTTTGCCTTCTCTTCTTCTTTCTTTTTCATTATTTTATCTTTGATAGCTTTTCTTTGAAGAAATCGTGTATGAGTCATGCAGTAGTCTTTTCCATCTTCAAAAGAAGTTACGTACGTGTGTTGACAAGACATTGTTCCGTCGTTATAATTGCAGTTTCCATAAACATAGCTTGTTTTAGCTGCAGGTTTAGAAACAAGTTTTAGTTCATCAATAAAGTTGACTCCGTGGATCTTTTCCACTCCCGCATTTTCATAATATGGCAAAAGATTTGTTTCTTTATTTCTGCAGTACGGGCATCGTATTTCGTTTACTTTCAGTATTTGAGTATCCATTGACGCCAGTTTATTCTTTCTTATGACCAAGTCCTTAAAAAGCGGAACATAATTAAATTTGTGCCCACATTCAAGTTTTACATGATTTTCAGTTAAAGGTAAATTAGTTATTAGACAAACATTATCATTCTCTTCGGTGCTTTCATTTTTATTCATATCGGAGTCATCAAGAGACTTATAAAGTTCAGCATAAAAATCTATGTTCTCTTCAATAGAATATTTTGTCATTATGTATATTTTTCGACAAGTCTTTATATTTATTATCTTTGACAATTATATTATGTCACCAAACAAATGGGGTCCTCCAGTTTGGACGCTATTTCATACGCTCGCAGAAAAAATAACGGACACTGGTTATCAGCAGATTGGCATGCAGCTTTTCTACAACATTTATCGAATTTGCAGTTCGCTTCCCTGCCCAGATTGTGCCTATCATGCTACGCGTTTTTTAGGAAAAATTACACCAGCAAAATTAAAAAATAAAACCGATCTTAAGAACATTTTATACGTATTTCATAATATCGTGAACATAAAAAAAAACAAACCCACTTTTCATACGAGTAATATGGAAATCTATAAGAGTAAAAATTTGAACTACGTTTACGGAAATTTTATTCAGGTTTACAACACTAGAGGAAACATGAAACTTTTGGCGGAAAGCTTTCAAAGGCAAAGAGTTCTTGGAGAATTTAAAAAATGGTTTTTTTCAAATTATCGTCATTTTGTAGAAATAAAACAAACCCAAATTCCCTCACCGATTTCAGAAGTAATTGCAATAAAACTAGAAGAAGAAACCACGGACTACTCTGTTTCCGATGATATAAATACCACAATAGGTGATTTAGAAAATAGTGTCGCAGAACAGCCAAACTAACCTAATCAAGACTATATATTTTCTTTACCTTTGTAAACATTGCATTTGAAAGTCTGATTTGTGGGTCTTGTACAAATTTCTTTATCACTCGACATTTCATTAAAAAACATATATTTGCTATTTCCTGTTGCGTACATAATTAAGGTAACTAAAATACCCAAACTCATTCCCGCTAATATATCAACAAAAAGTAAAGAAGCCCCTCTAGCAACAGATAAACAACCTTCATACATTTTAATTCCTATATCCAAAAATATATAAAATATTAATCCCGAAAATATACTCCAATTTACAGAATTGTTTTGAAACATCGGCATACATAAATACATAAAAGTAAAAGAAAAAACAAATGTACTAAATGTTATATTTCCATATTTACTAAATTGTATTGCCGTGCAGATTGTTCCGTCAGATTCTATTTCGGGAAATCCCGAAAATTCTAAAACATATCTTCGGATTATACAAACACCTAAAATAAAGCCAAGGTAAATAAGACCTTTAAAATTTTGAAATAAAAAAGACAAAGAAACAATCATAACTACGAGTATAATTGGCGAAAAAAATGACATGAAAAATATAAAATTAATTGGATTTGACAACATAAATATTTGCTCACCTGAGCTAACTCTATTAGAAACATTATTCGTGTCTTGGGGTATTTGTCCTCCGACTATTTTATTATTTTTTGGCGTTGTCATATAATAATAACAACTATTTTATTATTATACATTAAAAATTATCTTAAAAACTTCTTCGATTCTCGAAACAGGAGTAAACTTTATATCTAAAATATTTTCACTATTTTTGTATTTTTCTACGAAAGAATCAAAATCTTTTTTGTTTTCTTCAGGGTAAATAAATTCTTTAACGCCTGCTTTGATTCCACCTAATATTTTCAAGTCAAGGCCTCCTATTTCTGTAATAAATCCATCAAGTGAAATTTCTCCGGTTATTGCAATATCGTGTCTTATTTTTTTATCATTAAAAAGGCTGTATATAGATGATGTTATTGCTGCTCCGGCAGAAGGTCCGTCTTTTGGAACACTTCCTTCTGGACAATGAATATGAACGCCTGTTAAATTATCAATTTTTATTTGTTTTTTTCGTTCTTTTTCTGTTAAATCCCATGCAAGTGTTAAAGCAACATTCATACTTTCCTTCATCACATCTCCTTGCATGCCTGTTAGTTTGAGTTTCAAAAAATCATCTGCTGGATAATATTTGACTTGAATCGGGATTATACCGCCCTGTCCTACCGAATTTGCCCACATTCCGTTTATATATCCAACTCTATCTTCATTACAAATTTTTTTTGTTTTTACGAAAGGTTTATCCTTAAAATACTTATTCTCAATGTCTGATTTTGTAATACAAATTGGAACATCTCCTTCATAATTAGAATTTTTCAATATTGACAAATTTATATCCCCAATCAACTCAAATAAAACTTGTTTTAATTTTCGAACACCAGATTCACATGTATAATTTTCGATAATGAATTTTAATGTCTCTCCGTCTATTTTTATTACACCATCAAGACCCATCTTTTTATAAACTTCGGGTAAAATATGATCCTTTGCTATTATTAGTTTATCTTCAAGAGAAAGACTAGAAAATTTTATTCTGTGAATACGATCTAGTAAAATTTTATCTATCAAATCAGGATCATTATACGATAATACGAAAAGTGCTTTTGATAAATCTAAGTCTATTCCTGTAAAATATTTGTCTTGAAAACAATCATTTTGTGCCGGATCTAATAAATGAGTAAGAATACCAATAATTTCTTTTCCGTGTTCCGTTTTGCTAATTTTATCAATCTCATCAATAAATATTATAGGGTTCATACATTTTTTATCAATCAAAATTTGAACTATGCTTCCCCATGTCGATCCTACATAGGTATAATTGTGTCCGTGAAGACTACTTCCGTTACTATCTCCTCCCATTTGTATCATTGCAAAAGGACGGCTTTCGCCATTTTCATCTTTTAAGCAGTTTGCAAGACCTTTTTTTGCTAGAGATGTCTTTCCACAACCGGGCGGGCCCTCAAAACCAAAACAATACCCGTCCTGTTCACCATTTATCCATTGTCCGACAATTTTCTCTATTTGTTTTTTCGCCGCATCATGTCCGTAAACTGCATCATCTAGAGTTTTTTTTACTTGAGAAATATAAGTTTTTATATTTAAAAGACCATTATTTATGTTTCTAATATTTTTATCTCCATCAGAACAGCCACTTAAAATAAATGCGGCAAACTTTTCTACAACCTCTAAATTTTTCTCGAATAATAAATTTAAAAAATTTTCTATTCCATTTTTAATAGAATTTTTTTTACTTCCTTGCTTAGTAAAATTAAAGATTGTAAAGTTATTACAAAGACTTTCTTTTGTGATAAATAAATTTATTTTGTTTGTGTTTGAAATAAGTGCATCTTTGTCACCAAAGAGAAGGATTTTTTTCAAAGTTGAATAATTACTTTTTATACTTTCAGATTCCAGAAAATAATTAAAATTTTTCATGAACTTGACAATTTCTACGCTTGTATAACTTTCTTTAAAATTGTCTACCATTTTCATTTTTTCTCTCGTTTTCTCATCTTTTATTACTTCTAAAAATACTCTTCTGATGATCGGCATAGTTTCTAAAATGGGTTCTTTTTTGTATATAGAAAAAGGAATTTTCATTAGTCCATCCAAGTATTGTCTGGCCTTTGAACCCGAATCTTCTGACTTTGCTTTTACTTCTTTTAACTTCATCATAGCCTTTTCTTTTACTGCATCATTTGCTTTCAATAAACAGATTTGTTGCTCTAAAGGAATTTTATTCATGTCAAAATTTGTAAGATCATTTGTGTATTGTATTGTTCTTTTCATTGCTTCTCCAAAAAATTTTTTTATAGACCAAGGAAAACTATCGAATAATATAGTCTGTTCCTGCGTATCTATTGTACCATTCGAATCGTTCGAGAGAAGATCGTACAACAGATAAGCAAGATATTGGTTTTCATAGCTTTTACTAGATTTTATTAAGAGGTGAATAAGCGTTATGCGTTTCGCAAATAAATCGCTTTGAACAAACTCTCTTATTGTTGCAGATAAGGGGCGACGTGTTAAAATATTTGTATTGCTTAAAACACCCATATATTTATTATATATGTCACTATCACTAGAAATCAAATAATCTTTCAATGTTAGACTAGAAATAAAACATTCAAAAGTTTCTGTATGAAACAAGGGATCTTTCGGCCTATTTTCTTTAATAAAACTTATTTTGTCCTTAAAAAATTCATCGGTTAAAAAATCTACTATAACATCATCAACAATCCCATAAATCATTAAATTTTTTTTAGAAACTGAATTAAAAAAAAATACTTTTATTCCGTAAACTCTAGAATGAAATTGTTTTGAGCTAAAAGAAATATCGAAACAATCCATATTTTTCGATTGTTCTGTTATAGTTTCATCTTGTTCTTTGTTATCAGATTTTTTTAAACTGGCCAGTTTATATCCAGTCGGATGAAAATATTTTTTCAATAAATTAAACTTAGGTGCATCATTTTGATTGTTTGTTCCAAAACAAATAGAAAGTAAATCATCTAATGACTCTGTTCCGTAATTTTTTAATATTAAAGATAGGTCGTTGGTAATATACTGAAGATTATTTATTAATTCGTCGGTGCTAATATTTTCAATATTTTTTGTAAAAGTTTTTATTTTATTGCTCAAATCATTCAAAATACGAACGCAAGAATTCACATCACTAACAGATAAAATCTCATAAATTTTATTTTTGTTCGCATTTAATATAGTTTTTTGAATTATGTCTTGAAAAACCCCTAGTTTTTTATTTAATAACAAAACTACTTCTGCCGAGTGTTTTGTTGTTTTATTTTTTTTTTCTGTCATTAATATCTAAATATATTAGTTTTTTTCAAATACAAATCTTTTGATTCATGTTTTTGTTTTAATAAATCTCTAGTTAAATATATCGACAAATGTATTAAACATGAAATGCATTATTCAATAAAGGCTTTATGGGAATACCTGCATACTTTAGCTATATTGTTAAAAATCATCCAGAAATTATTCGAAGGCTTTGCAAGAATGACATAGAAGTAAGTAATTTTTATTTAGATAGTAACTCTATTATATACGATTGTGTGCATAACATTGATATCGATAAAATAACAGATTCTATTGCAATTTCTATTATTAATAAAGTAATTTCAAAAATAGAAGAATACATTGATCTTATCGAACCAAATAACATAATTTATATTGCATTTGATGGCGTTGCACCTGTAGCAAAGCTTGATCAGCAGAGAGACAGACGTTACAAATCATGGTATCAAGGTCTTATCATGAGACAAATTGATAAGGCGAAAAAATCAGACCCCTTCAATACTACTTCCATTACTCCGGGAACAAAATTTATGCAAATGTTAAATAAGATGATTTCAAATCATTTTGCACAAAATAAAAAAAAATTCAAAGCAAACGAAATATTTGTTTCTACAAGTGATATTCCAGGTGAAGGAGAGCACAAAATTTTTGACTTCATTAGAACTTCAAAATTTGTTTCTACTGGTTCTACAAATATTGTTTATGGTCTTGACGCTGATCTTATTATGTTATCTATGAATCATTTACCAGTAAACAATCAAATATTTTTATTCCGAGAAACCCCGCATTTTATCCAGTCAATCGATAGTTCGCTCGAGCCTAACGAAACATATCTTATTGATATACCAGAGTTTGCCAAAATTATAAGTGAAAGTATGAACAACGGAAATAGTAACGGACTTAACAGAACGTACGACTATATACTACTTTGTTTCTTTCTAGGAAATGACTTTATGCCACACTTTCCTTCTATCAATATTCGAACCGGCGGTGTTGATAAAATGATTAATGCCTACAAGGCAACTATTGGAGAAACTAATGAAAAATTGACCGATGGTAAAATAATTAATTGGAAAAATATGAGAAAAGTTGTGCAGTTCTTGGCTGACGCGGAAGAAGATAATATTAAAACAGAAATGAAATCTCGAGATCGAAGAGAAAGAGTTTACTATCCGAGCGAAACACCCGAGCAGGTACATGTAAAATTTGAAGCAATACCAACCTATGAAAGAGAACTTGAAAAATATATTAATCCATTCAAAGACGACTGGCAAAATCGATATTATAAAGCACTTTTTCAAATGGATTCTCCTGTAGACGAGGAAAGAAAAAAGCAGATCTGCTTAAATTATCTATCTGGATTAGAGTGGACGATGAAATACTATACAACAGGCTGCGCAGACTGGAGGTGGTCTTATAATTATAACTATCCACCACTTTTAGTTGACTTGATAAAGTATGTTCCATATTTTGAAACAGAATTTGTCAAACTAAAACCAGCGAATCCAGTAGCGCCTCTAGTTCAACTATGTTATGTTCTTCCAAAAGCAAATCTGGAATTGCTGCCGCGAGAATTACACGAAAAACTTCTTAAGAAACATTCAAATTGGTACGAATCTGAATGTGACTTCTTATGGGCATATTGCAAATATTTTTGGGAATCGCACGTCTTGCTACCCGAAATAGATATAGACGAACTTGAAGAATTCATAAAAGAGAATAAACCTCTTATTCTAGAAGATTCTCAAACATAAGATCCGCTATCAATAAATATAAACTCTTCTAGACCATTTGGCTTTAAAAAATCATTCAAATGTTTTATCCACTTATCTTTTATAAAATAAGTATACGCATTTATAAAATTTCCAGTTTTATCAACCACCTGTATAATTTTTCTTTTATATCTATTTTCAAAATGATCCATATCATAAATAAAACTCTTTCTATCTTCAGGATTTATTTCATAAAGGTCTCCAATAACGTTAACTTTTTTATGCCCCTTATATGTCGCTTCTGTTATAAACGGATACATGCGCGTTCTATTAATCATAATAAATGAATATTTATTTTTGGTAGCCACGTTTCCTAAAAAAGAAATTCGTTTATCTTTTTTTATTATTTTATGATTTAACTCATTTTGACGAAGCGTTCCGTAAAAAAATATATGATTGGGCGTAGGCATCAGTTTTATTTATATTACAGCAGATTATTATATATTACAACAAATTATTACACCTTTTATTATTTCAATCGCCGATTTCTGCACCTGAATATTCTATCCAATCTGATAATGTAAAAAATATAAAATCATTAGGCAAAATCCAATCTTTGAATATAAGTTGATAATGTTCTTCTCTTGGGATTTCTTTTAATTCAAATCTCCAAGTTTTGTGAATGAATTCTTTTCTCATAATGTTTAAAAATTCTTTTTCTGTATGTTCTCCAGTTTTATTACAACCTATTCCAGTGTATAAAATTTTCATATAGTTATTATAAATAAATAAAAATCTTTATATTGATTTACAAAAAATAGGCGTTTAGAATGAATAAAGTTGTAAAAATAGATATAGACGAACTTGAAGAAAATAAATCTCTCTCTCCAGAATATCCGCTATAAATTTTCTTTATACCTTTCTTATTTATTATTTTGTTATTATATAATGATTCCCAGTTCTTCTGATAAATGGAGATATACTCTTTACACAACCATTGTCTTATTACTTCTTTTCAATCCTTTGACATACAAGCTCGTAAATTCTTTATTATCGCGCTTTGTTGGACCGATTGCAAGCAATAACGGATGTCCTACAGCATTGGGTTTCTTTTTACACGCCGCAGTTTTTACATTTATTGTGAGATATATGATGGATTTGCACATATAAAGTGCTACAGATCTTAATGATGAAGTAACTTATACGCTGCATCCATATATATAAAATATAATACAAAAAGAGATATAAATGGCCAATATGTTAGCATAAAATAATAAGGAATTGTAACAATTTTATTGGTGTTTTCCTCAAAATACTTTGCGTCTTCTCCGCATTTATCTATATTTCGTCTAGCCGTTTTTGCATAATTATAATCATGTTTCCCAGTAACAAAATTATTCTCTCCAAATACAGCGCATTCTTCTTTGTGTGCTATAAAGTGTTTGCAATCTTTACATAGTTTCCTTGGCAAAATACGATTAGATGCGGCGTGTGAGGAAAGAATAAACAAACTAAATGTTATAATTTTCATATCAAATAATAACATTTATATCTTTATGCGTTTTTTTATATAGATATTAGATGCTAAAAATCCTACAAATATTTATTTATGATAAACATCATAATCCGTTACATAAACACATCCAGACATGGCACCTTTATTTTCAAAAATTCGCGTTTCCAAGACTTTTTTGGAAAATCCGATTTTGGACATTTATTTTTGTCCATTTTTCACTTTCCAAAATACTTTTGACTTTTTATTTTTCTCTTTTTCTAAAAAAGTCAGTTATTACCATAATGGTTTAAATACATAAATAATAATTCGTGTTTTGTTATTGAATTATTTTTTAAAGAAAAAATAAGTTTTCGGAAAACCATTTAGGGGATTTTCTCATTGACATATATAGCAATGTTCAGCAATGAAAAAATCCCAAAAAATCCCCTAAAATATTCATGCATCTTTTGCAACTATAATTGCTGCAATAAGAAGGACTATGAAAAACATCTTCTAACACGTAAACACAAAAAAAACGAAAATAGCAATGAATTTTTGATAATTAGCAATGTTTTTGTCCCAAAAATCCCCAAAGCATTTACGTGCGATGGTTGTCACAAATCTTATAAAGATAATAGCGGGCTATGGCGGCATAAGAAAAAATGTGGAGGGTCGCCCAAAAAAGATACAGAACCAAAGGAAAATGATATTGTTAGTAAACTCATTCAGCAAAATATGGATTTAGTTAGTCAAAATCAAGAATTTAAACAGATGATGATCGAGCAAAATAAAACCATCGTAGAGTTGGCAAATAAAACAACTATTGTGAATAATAATAATACTACTAACAATAATAAATTCAACTTAAATATCTTTCTAAACGAGAAATGCAAAGATGCTCTGAACATTACCGACTTTGTAGACTCTCTTCAGTTGCAGTTGGGAGATTTAGAAGAAACTGGAAGATTAGGATATGTACAAGGAATTTCCAGAATTTTTATTAATGGTTTGAAACAACTAGACGTTTATAAACGTCCAATTCACTGCAGCGATGCAAAAAGAGAAACCTTGTACGTAAAAGATAATAACTCTTGGGAAAAAGAAGACACAGATAAAAAGAAAATTACAAGGGCGATTCGACACGTTTCCATCAAAAATGCAAAACAGGTAGGTGAGTGGACGAGAGAAAATAAAGGGTACAATGATGCCGCGAACAAAAAAAGTGACAAGTATTTGAAAATCATTTCCGAAGCAAATGGAGGAGAACCAGAAGAAATAAACAAAATTATTAAAACAATATCTGCAAATGTGACAATCGATAAAGAATCAACTTAACTTTGCATTTGAAGCCGTATTTTCTTTTTAAAGTTTTCTTCATCCAAAAATAAATACAACTTAAAGTTGCATTTTGTATAATTTTCCATATTTTCTCTCAGTGTTATTCTAGATGACATTTTTAGTTCGGGTAGATAAACGATATATTGGTACAGACCATCATTCCTCGTAATTTTATCAAATGGATATCCGTAATATATTTTTTCCATAATTTCAATATTACTCGTGCACAAGTCCAAAAGAGAGCAGTCGGATTGAACTTTGCGAATCGCTCTCATAGTAACGTTAATATATTCTAACTCGTTTATCCAGTTATCATAAAATTTTGACGCATTTTCAGAAAGTTTTATCATGTTGTTATTTTGTTGAAATTTGATAATATTCAACAAATCCACTAGTCGTCGAATCGGGCTTGTAATATGAATGTATGCATCCATTTCTAAGAGGTCGTGTCTTGTATTTACTTCTACCTGACTTCCGTCAAGATACTGACCAGACGAGCTGTTCCAAATTTTTATATGCTTAGCAACATCTTCAGGAACACTATCCGGAACAGAAACTTCTTTTTTCATTATTGTCGACCTAAAAATTCCATTTTTATTTTTTAAAAGTTCTCTAGCACAATGATAATTCATGAAAATCATTAAGTAGCATACAACATCATGACTATTTTTCACATTGGAAAGATATCTAAACTTTTTAGTCAGGCTCTTTGTTACATCAAATAAATAGTTGTACTCAACATTTTCGAGTAATTTTGGCTCTTCATATGCATAATTTTTAACCACCCTTATCATACAATTCTTATATTCGATCATTTTAATTTCATCTCCTTCGATAGTAATGTCCATAACAAAAGCGAGACGTGTATTATTTTGTTGAAGACTGCATAGACAATCAGAAAGAATAGTTGGAAGCATAGGTCGTTTCCGATCAGGCAAATAAATAGTAGAAATACGCCTAGAAAAAGAGTCCCACAAGTTTAAAACATCCATCCAAATGGTAACATTCGCTATATATATGCTTAACTTATGTTTTCCATCACCTAAATTCTGAATACTAAAAGCGTCGTCATAGTCAACACTACTTGGCGGATCAATAGTAAATATCTTCCAGTCCGATTGATTTGTTCGATCTTCAATGGAAGGATATTTCTTACTTATGTTCTCAATAAATGCATCATGTGGTTTCGATTTTAGAGCTTTAGATGTATCTTTTGTAAACTTTTGAATAGATGCATTCAAACTTTTACAATAAAGCTGATACTCATAAAAATTATCTAGAACATCTACATTTCCAATTACCTGATTTAAAACTCCATGAGGATGTTTATCAGGCCATTCAGTGTATGAAAATGTTACATACATATTAACAAATACCTTTGAAAATCCTATATTTTTCATCTCATAGGGAATTAAAAAAGAGGGAAGTCTCATGTCATCAGGAACACATTTGTACATGAGCTTCCCGTTTTTTCTTCCGTAGGTTTTATTATTTTTAAGAACCAAAACTCCTGGAACAGATCCGATTATTCGAGCGCTAGAATGTTCTATTTTGACATTTCCCGATTCATCAATACTAAAGACGTCATTTGAAAACAACTTATTTTTGAGAGGATCCACATTCAAATCATTAATGTTATAATTGAGTATATTATAAAACGTCCAATCAGTGTATGATCTATCGTGTACATGTATTTTGTAAAGAGTCATGCAGACGTGTGTCTTATATATAGTATGTCTATTTCTTTAGGTCTTAGTTTACATGATTATCACCAAAAACTATCAATAATGCGGACTACGTCTAAAGGTAAGACGGCATCTCCTATTATATCTTCTAGTTTTAAAACATTTTTAATCCAAGCAAAAGGCATAACATGTAATATATTTTTCTCGAGCAACGCATTTTTTTCTTGATAATTAAAAACACGTATCTGTTTGTATGGATCCGAACAGACAATATCGATAAAATTTGCGCGAAAATGTTTATCAAAACAATTATTTAGTGATTTACAAATAAATAAATATCTTTTTCTACTTTTAAGTTTGATTTCCATATTTTCTTTTTATTTTTCACAAAGTTTTATTTTCAATTTTCATCATAAAAGTCAAATAAAAGACGTTTGATTTGCATCATTTGCGGCTATAATTACATTATTTTCAAGAGGATTCGTGTCTTCTGAGATTTTTTCTTTGCTTTCTAAAGGCAATTTTTTTATATCTGTACTAAAAGAATTAAGTTTCATATTATCTAAACTAGCTTTTTTTACAACATCTCTTTTTACATTTTGAATTTGAAGTCCATACATTGCAACCTGAGGTAAAATTGCGATATTATTCATATAAGTTCTATATCTAAAACAAGACACACTTGATCCTTTATTAAACTTAAAGCTGTACCACCAATATGCTGGTATATATATTGTTTTTCCCACAGGCAACGTAAATTCCAAACATTTTATTTTATCAAAGTCGGCAGTGTATTGCGGCTGAGGTTCCCATGGATTGACGGGACTACGAAATTCAAAATTTTCGTAATCATTTTCTGGTTGTAAATATTTTATACTTCTTGGTGGTGCTAGTTTTATCTGAATACTTCCCTTTGTACACAAAAAATAATTTCTATAATTTATTTCGTATCGAAAAGGTGTTAAAGTTCCTTCAGAACCCGTCATTATGTCGTAATTGCAGTTTGACACCATATAAGGTCTTAAATACTCGTCATTGTATTGCAAATTTTTTATAGACGCCGTTTCTTGCAAAAAATCCGAATTGCTTTCAGAAAAGTATGTTAAATTTTTATCTTCTTCGAATAATTTTACAGCAGCATGAAAAGGCAAAGGCATATAAATTTCTGAAGAATAATCTGGAACTTTTGCATTTCTAATTTTTATTTCAAATGCATTATAGTTTGATGCTAAATAATCGATATTTGAGGTTTGAATAATTTTTTCATTTTCAAAATCAAACAAAACAGGCTGTCTTAGATTACAAATTTCTTCAAACTTATCTTTTGATGCAAAGTCAATTTCGTACATCTCAAGATCATCGCTTGTTTTTAAGTGAAACTGAATATGTAAATATAAAAACAAAACGAGACAAAATATAAAAAATCCAAACATAGCTTTCATGACTAATAAAAAAATATAATAATATTTTATTATTTATACTCACCAGAGTCTTTTGTAAAGACCTACTCTAACTTTGGCGCTAAGTAGAACAAAAACCTGCTGTTTTCTCCTAAATCATATTCAATCTTCATGGGATAGTCTTTGCTAATAGAAATATTAATATCAGATGATAACTTTGTTGACAAGCACATTTTATGCATAAATGTTAAACTATAAAGTAGATCTACAACCTCATCTTCAGATATAGAATATGAATTTAAATCTTCAACTGGAATTGAAACCATCATATTTCCTAAATCGCCTTGTGTATTCAAGTTGATTTTGTCGTCTAAGCAACTTATTCTAATGTCTGAACCGAAGTGAATCATCTGCGAGGTAATTTCATATATTTTTTTGGAATTAAGTGAAAAATCGGCGTCGTATTCAGCAGCCGGAACATCAAATATGTCATTATCAAATTCTGTTAAAGGAATCGAAAAGAACTTATTATAATCTCCTTGAACATCTGATGTTAAATCTATATTCAATTTATCCGTATCACCAGAGAACGAAATAACAATAGTTTGATCATCTGTAGCAATATTCAAGATAGTATGTAATGTAGATGAGTCAAAACAAATATTTTTGGAATCAAGAGGTTCAATTTCAAAATTATTAAACCATATTCCCATAATTTTTGCATCAAAGAGACAAACATGAGATTTATCCATTCCCTGCATATAAATATAATCTTCGTGAAATATTATTGATATAAGACTTGTGCAACCTTTTAAAATTTGAAATAACGCAACAAAGGTTTCTTTTTTTTTCTTATCTGAAACTACAAGCTTCATTTGTAATAGTATGCATAGTTAGTTTAATATTGTTTACTAGAACATTATTATTTATTTTTCTTTTTTTACCAGTTTAATTTTTTTGCACGTGACTTTATCAATAAAAATTGAAAGTATAGAAAGAACCTGAGAAAAAATGAACGGGGCGTTGTAAATATAACATGTGTCTAAGTTGCTATCTGGAAAGTCATTATTAAATATACCACAAATTTTTCCAATATAATTATAGTGTTTTTCTACTTCTTTTATCGTCAAAGATTTCAAAGATAAGTGTATGTTAAAATTTATGTGATTTTTTAAAACTTTATTAAAATTATCTCTAAGAAACTCTGTTATCTCATCATACGTGTTTTCATTTGCAAAATATTTGAAAGCTGGATACTCTATAAAAATATTGTTTTCATTAATCCTACATATTTTTTCTAAAATTACTTGTTTATCCATAAATATATAGTTGTCTTATTTATATATTGTTTTATAAACCAATTTATTTCAAAGAATTTATAAAAAGGACCACATCTTCCTCGGTAAACCCAAAAAACTTTTTAATGTCCGCAATTTTTCCACTTTCGCCAAATGTGTTAATTCCATAAGTATAATCTACGTATTTATTCCAGCCCAGGGTTACTCCCGCTTCCAAACTAATTTTCTTTATTCTTCTGGGTAAAACAAGTTCTTTATATTCCGCTGTTTGTAAATCAAATAACTCGCAGCACGGCATCGAAACTACCCGAATATTACCCATTTTTTTTGCAACTTCAATAGAAAGCGAAACCTCAGATCCCGTTGAAACAATAATAAATTCGGGGTCTTTTTTATCACTATCATAAATTATGTACGCCCCCTTTTTTGTTTCGTTTGCGTTACTTTTTGCTATGTTTGGTAATACCTGCCTAGACAATATTAACGCAGCTGGACCATCATAACGAAGGGCGATCTGATAAGCTGCTGAAACTTCAGTAGTATCACATGGTCTAATTGTCAAAAGATTTGGAATTGATCGCAATATGGCTAAAGATTCTACGGGTTGGTGCGTTGGTCCGTCCTCTCCCAAAAAAACAGAGTCGTGTGTTAAAATATAAAGTACTTTATGTTTCGAAAGTGCTGCCATGCGAATCGGAGCAAGGCAATAAGTTATAAATACTAAAAATGTACTAACAACTGGAAGTATATTATAAGTACTTAACCCGTTTGCAATCGAACACATCGCATGTTCACGAATTCCATAGTTCAAATAATTTGAAGAAAAATCAGATTTTGAAATAAAATTGTGAGAAACAAGTGTTTTATTTGATTCTGCGAGATCCGCGCTACCCACAACCATATTCGGCAAAACATTCGCAATTTGTTTCAAAATTATACTAGATGAATCTCTAGTAGCATAATCTTTTTCAAAATTTTTCACATTTTGAATGTTATTTATTGCATTTTTCAAGTTTTCATTAAAACTAGTAGTTGATGAAATATTTGAACATGCGTTTTGACCTTTGTAAAAATCTATTTTTTTTTCTTTCAAACATTGAAAATATTCTTTAACATCATCGTCCACAAAAAAATTATGCATTTTATCAAAACCCAAAAATTCCTTCAAGAGCTGCATTTTTTCGCTTCCTAGAGGTGCGCCATGTACCGCACTTTTTCCAGACAAAACAGATCCGTATCCGATTGTTGTTTTTACAAACAAAATGGTCGGTTTATCAGAAGATTTTTTAGCTTCCATCAACTTTTCATATATATCTTTTGCATCATGATCTCCGTTTTCAACTTCTAAAACATTCCAATGTAAAGCCGTAAAGCGATCCCTCGTATTTTCTGTAAAAGTAAGGTCGGTTTTTCCATCTATTGTAATTCCATTATCGTCATAGAGGATTACTAAATTATTCAATCCTAGATGACCAGCCAGAGATGTTGCCTCGTAAGATACTCCTTCCATCAGACATCCGTCACCACACATAACAAAGATGGTGTTATCGATTCCGAGTTTTTTGGACGCAATCGCCATTCCAACACCATTTGCAATTCCTTGTCCAAGTGGTCCTGTGCTTATTTCTATACCTAATTTTTTATTATATTCTGGATGTCCAGGTGTTTTACTATGAATTTGCCTAAAACTTTTCAAATCGTCAAGAGAATAATCGAAACCTAATAAATGGAGAATACTATATAGTAATGCGCAACCATGGCCGTTAGATAATATAAATCTATCACGATATTCCCATAAAGGATCTTCTGGATTATATTTCATAACTTTTGCCCAAAGAACAAACATCATGGGCGCACAACCAAGAGGCATTCCGGGATGACCGGAATTTGCTTTATCCACCATATCTACCGATAATCCGCGCAAAGTATTTATTATTTTATCCTCTAAATTTTTTTCATTCATATAAAAGAATTATTTTATTAATTAGATAATTTATCGTATTTTATAAATAATAAAAATTAATCATTTATAAATTTTTCGTGTTGTTACTTCGCGTTTGCCATCTTTCTCTTGTAATCAGCTACTTGCTGTTGTTTCTTGATGTTTGGTGCTTCTTTTTTTAAATAATTCGCCATATCGAACCCTTCTCTGTGTGCCATAGAAGTCATAATAAAAGATCCCAATATCATTAAATATGGTAATAAAACAAGGAACCAAGATACTGATTTAAATCCTTTTTTGCACAATAAATTTAAAAGATAAGTCCAGAAGACCACAAAAAAAGCTTTCATTGCAACAGCTGCAAGAGCAATGCCGCTAAATAAGGCAAATAAAATAGCTACTGCAGAAATAACAAAGTACACCATCGCGGGCGTGCAAAGTTCGTTAAAGGTTTTCCCAAACTTCATTTATATATTATGTGGCTATATTATTTTTCTAAATTACTTGTTTCTCTAATAAAAAATTATATTTGTGTGTTTTATCTTCATTTAATAAAAATAAATTTTGCGTATTTAGGTGCTAGATGAAATTTCAGAAGATGGTGTTGAATCTGTTCCTTGAAGTAAAATACTAGACGCAGATGGAGTTTGAGTCGAACTTACAATATTAATTAATTTTATTCTGTTGAATGTTTCACTTATTTTTATCTCTAAAACTTTAACTATTTTATCCAAATCTATTAAGTTTTGATAGCTTATTTTTAATATGTTTAACATACTTACTATCGTGGTTAAATTTTCTGGTTCTTTATTAACATCTTTATTTAGTTCTAGTATTTCAGAATCCGCCGCACTAATAGATGTAGTTGCCAAACTAGTAGCATCTTTGATTCGATTTTTCAAATT